TTGCGAATATGCTTGTTACAACAAGCATCCCAGGCTGCTCCATCTCCCTCAAACAGCTTGCATTTAACAAGCTGCCGTAGCCTCTTTGCTGCTCGATCCATAGCATCATATTTGCTAGTATGCTTAATAGAGGCCTCCTCAAAATGTTGGAACAACAAATCCTCGAAACATTTGACAGGCAGCTGCATCATAACCTGCGCCTTGTCACCACATTGGATAATTGGGCGGGGAGCCTTGCCTTTAGCAGGCAAAGCTTCATTAACCTTAATTTGGAATTCTTGCTCAATTTTCAGATGCGTATCAGAAAGGCATTCATTAACAGCCTGCCTCCACCGTTCGGAGTCCCATTTCTTTGATTTCATCTCATCAATATCTGGGTTCTCCTCTCGCCATTTCTTTATAGCTTCATCGGTGAAAACATGCTTCATCAGAGCATCCACAGTTTTGCTGATCTTCCTAATCATTTTCTTGCTTGCTCTGAATTCCAAAGGCCGTACCCTCTTAGATATTCCAGCCTTAAGATTGCCTTCCGATGATTCCATCACCTCAGTGGGAATCAAATCAGGCCCAATCTGAATACCCAACACCGGTTGTGATGGGAGAGCTCCTTGGGCTTTGACCCTATCATCAGGGCCAAATTCATCACCTTGCAAGGTGGTTCCTCGCATCTGTCCCTCCTCCACATCTGGGTTACCAGTGTGGGTGGTCACAACAGAGATGTCATCTGCCGCAGCTTTGGGTTGGCCATCCGTCAACCTTCGCCGCACACCCTTCTCACCTTCCATAAAGCCCATCATTGCAACCGGAGCCCAGGAACACAATGCCTGTTTCAGCTCCTCAGTGCTATTGCTCAAGGACAAATGGTGAATGAAGGTGCCATGTGGGCGAAATTCGGAACCCTTAGTTGCGATGGATGCTGCATGAACCGCTCTTTCAACAGTTCCAACAGTGGAAATCGGAATCGGTATATTAACATACCTGATCCCCCGGGGTTTCCACCACCACCAGGCGAGCCCCAACCAAAATAACAGCACAACACATGGCATCCAAAGCTTCAAGAGAATAATAGACAGCCCACAGGAGAGAAATAAAACATCTCTCTTGCTGTCTTCTCGAAGCGCATTACACCTAGTGCAAGCTGATTGTACAGGAAGCTCATATACCCAGTGGGCATCCTCAGATGAAGCCTGTGCAGCGGCCAGGATATCCAATTCCTTTCCGTTGCAACAAGCACAGGGCTTGGGGATTACGCTACGGAACCGAGAATGCTCCATAGCGGGCTTAAAGTAGCACGAGGGAATTCAACCCTCGCCGGTGCCAGCCACACACCGCCTCTCAAGAAAAAGAAGGGACCCCTTTTGCTCTGTTTCCCTGGGCACAAATTTGG